AGTAGAAGGATCCGTGCTTCTGAGTTTCCTCTCGTGGCATGGCTGATTTGGGTTCTTCCACATACAGCTCGCCATCTCCGAGATGTCGCATCGTTGCTCGTTGCAGCCAAGTCAAGCTATCGGAAGGCTTGACGCGGACCAGCCGTTTTTCACGCGGCCGGAAAGCGGGTAGAGATCGTCGGCCCCATACAAGGAACAGGTTCTCCAGGAAGACGCCCCCCCTTCGGGAGGTGAGGTGCTTCCCTTCACTGAACTTGTAGCCCAGTTGGCGCATGACCTTCTCGTACGCTTGGCAACAACTAGGATGCCAGAGAGCGACAAGATCGTCGCCGCAGATAGAGTAGGTGGTTCCCCAGTCTGACTTCGCCCTTCCTTCCCGCCAGTGCGTCGGGAGGTTGGACGGAGTACGCGCGCACTCAGCCGCGTAGAACTGGGTGAAACAGAGGATTGACCACGATAACGGGGATCCCATAAGAACTCCCCGAGATGTAATCGTCTCCCCTTCCACCATGCCATCTGCTTTGGCGAATTGCCTCTCTTCAGCAACTTTCGTCCGATCGGTGAGAATCATAGGACCCAGGAGTAACAGACCGGCGTCGCGTATGTCATCAGACAGACCTGCACCTTCGCAGAACCCAGACCATGCGGACTGGGCCGCCTCTATGGATAAGAGGTCGGTTGCGTTGGACAGGTCCGACGATAGCACCACGGCGTCACCCGGTACTCCTGGAGCCGAGCCCCTGAGCATGCGCCATATAGCTTTCTCTTCGAAGCCAGCAAGTGCGTTGGCAGACGCTCCCTTTTTACGCAGAATGTCGAAACATATCTGCCGGAGGTACTGCCCACCTAGCTGGCAAAGAGCTGGCATGGCTGTCACTGCTCGGGCTTTCCATCCTCGCTCTGCCACAACCGACGGCAGAACGCACGGATGGTAATCCTTGCGATACAATTCAGCGAGCTTGTTCACAGACCTAAAAAGGGCCCTATCCCGCTCGACCGTCTGCCAGGCGGCCAAGCCGTGGAGCAGGTCCTCCTCGGGCTGTGCGGGGGTCGTGAATCCCCGTTTGTCAACAATCTCGCTGTCACGGTATACAAGGAGCTCAGATGGTGGACGGAACAGGTACCCCAGTCCTGTCCGTTCATCCGTCCCAATATTCTCACCTGGAACCAACTTAGGTTCGAGACTAGCTAGGTCGGTGGAAAGACCTCCATCCTTCCTCCTCGTCAGGAGTGTCGCACCGGGGGACCGGAGCGCTCGCAGCGCCCGAGGTTTAAAACGTTTCCCTAGGGTCACGCAATAATTCCTCAGGCCTGCAAGCCGCACCGGCGGTACGACATGGAAGGACGTGAGGTTCTTCCTGAGTCCCTCTTCTGCGGCCGCTATGACCCGGGGTCCCCCCCGAGGTAGCGATCGCTTCATGTGAGAGAGCTCAGCAAGATTCCACCGTCTAGTTCGTCCCTTACCTATGTCGGGACCAAACCACTTTAGGACTGCTTTTGGGACTGGTCCGTCCGAGAGGGCCGCCGTCCGTATCACAGTGCACCAGTTACCAATTAGTGCACAAACGTGATCCGGGCCGGTGTAGGCCATCGTACG